CTTCCTGAACCTGTACCGCACGTCCGACGCTGACTTGTGATCTGATAGCAACGAAGCGTGGCCGGTTCTCGTTGGTATCCTGGCTGAGTAGAGTCTGTAGCCTGTGTTCGCTCACCATCACGATGGAAGGAGCGTACACTGTTGACGCGAAATGGAAGTCACCCAGAAGCCGGCCGAAGTCGGACGGTAGATCCTGCGCAGCGTCACTGGCGGTAGTTGTCAGCGTAGTCGTAGGTTTAAGGAATGACCAATCGTAGCCACTTTCAATGTCGGCAACGGCAGGCGGATAGTAGAACTGTCTTAGGCCTGACTGGATGCACCGATCGACTTCGGCAGTCTCGCCTGCGCTCCATGACGAGATATCAGTGATATCATAGCCGAGGTAGTGACCTATCTCTTCCTGTAGGTCGGTGTACGACAGGTCAAGGGTAGCACTCGCGCTCACTACAACAGTCTCATAGCCGCCAGCAGCTACTCCACCGGTATCGCAGATAACCGAGACGCCCAGAGCCGCCTTTTTATCATCGACCTTATAGTAAGGGGAATTGAAATGGAGTCGGAGCCCTTCGCCGTAAACGGCATCTTCACCAAAGGCAATATACATGATACTGCCAGAAGTGAATTGAAGTTCTACGCTTGTACGGAACACATCGGCAGCCAGGACTTCGCTGCTAACGTCAGTTGCCGCCCATGCCCCATTTGCCATTGCGTACTACTCCTTGATTAGCTCAACTCGAGGTTGCCGTCTGCCATTTCGGCAAGTATAGCAACACAGACCAAACCTTCCAGTGTCAACCGGCCAGGTTGGACTCGGTCCTTCTTGAGCTTGAACTCTCTATATAAAAGAATGTGATTGTCTGAAAGCCGTCCGGTGTAGCCCATTCCCCTGAATGCGTCTATGGCACGATCATCAATGCGAGTCTCATGTTCGACGGTTACAGGCTTTGCGTTTTCAACGGGTTCCGAAGTTTGTTTTTGCGTATTGCTCATTTCAAGTTGCTCCAGTGTGGTAAAGTGCAGGACCGGAGTTGCCGGCCCTGCACCAATGTTAGCAATTTGGTTTACGCTTCTGTAGCGCCACCAACAACGTCGGCCGTATGCCACTTTCCGCCGCCAAACACGCCATACCAGGCGTCAGCAGCAACGTCCATACCATTGACCACGGCAAGAGCAGTGGAACCGTCCATCCGCACACCGTTAGTCGCGGGGTCAACTTCCATGTCGCTGGTTGTCAACGCACCAAGCAGAACGAATGCCTTTGTCTCGCCAGGGAGCGTACCCTGTGCAAGTACGAAGGTCACAGCAGCAGCGATAGTCTGACCGCCGCCAACGTAGGACACTCCGCCTACCATGTGGCCCTGAGTCGCGTTGCCAGCGTTCAGATAGCTGACAAACTCTATTCCGCCGCATTCATCACCGGTCAGTAAGTCTGCCTGACAGATGGGGTTGCCGTTATAGGCATAACCCATGCAGAGCAGAGCACCAGCCGATACTGCACTTGCCGCCGTAGCAGTAAGTACAATAGTCGTTGCATCAGTAATCGATGAGATTACATGCTTACCCGGGACGACGTAAATCAATGCGTCCTCCATTTCACCAGCGAGCAACACAACAGTGTCACCAGCCGCAAGGCCAGTAGTAGACGCAACAGTCAGAGTGACACCATCTATAGCCAAGGACCATATACCGGTATTGTCAGCTTCGAGTATGCCAGCCGCTACAGTCTGACGAGGAATCGCAGAACCACGACCCTTGTACTTGCCTGTATAGAACCGACCACGATGCGAACCAGACGCGCCTGCCGTAAACGACAGAAGGCCTGTACCGATGGCGGTATTGACACCGAGAGCAATCGGAGCTCCCTTGCTACCAGGTACGCAGATGCGAACCCTCTGGCCGGCATTCTTCGCTGAGTAGTTGCGCTCGGCAACACCAGCAAAAGCCTTGCTGTTCGTCAGACTTGGACGCTCAACACGGTTAGCGCGGCGGCCGTCAACGTCGGCTGCTGTACCATAATCAACGTTGTAGCAAACTGCCTCGCCCTGCTTGAGCGCGTCAGTTCCTTCGTACCAAACTTCCTCTATGATGAGGTTAGTCATTTTCTGGGGTCCATTTACACTTGCATCCATGATGGATACTCCTTATTAGCTACGGGGAGCCCAACATGGGCTCCCCTAAGTGGTTATTTGCTTATGACTGCCTGACGACGAAGGTCAGTACAGATCATATTCAGTGAGGCATCAAGGTCTACTCGTCGAACCAGATGCTTGCCAGGGACCATGTAAGGAGCAGACAGGTTGTTTTCCCATCCAGCCATTACGCCAACTGCCAGCCATTTCCAATCCAGCATGTAGATCGGATCGGTGCTGTCTGCATCCAGATACGGAGCGTACTGCAGAGGCGTGGATTTGAAGATCGTTCTTCCATCCTTGCTAGCAATGTCGTTTCCGAGGTTCTGGTTCTGAGCCTCGAGTACTTCCTCAAGCAGTCCCAACACAGCATAGTTTGTGTAGATACCGTTCTTCATACCGGCCAGGTCTGGCGTGGCATGAGATACAGGTGAACGGAATCGCGACATGGTGTGTGCCTTTCGCATCTTGCGAACAAGATCTTCCTTCGTGATCGCGGCGTACTGAGCTGTCCAGTTGGCCCAACGAGGATAATCAGTTGAACTGATACCCGCTTTGCCGTCTGTAAAGCCACTCGGATTCAGGCCGTAAAACCCTTCCGTCACTGACTTTGTGACCCAGTAACCAATACCGAACGGAGTCTTGTCGTCGCTTGAGTCAACGGGTTTGCTCCAGAGAACTTCCTCGAGCAACTCGTACAGTGAAACCATCATACCCGTGTACTTGGTCTTTACGAGGTCTACGATGGAAGTACCACCACGCTGGAAAGCGGGTAGGCGCTGGTCATAGATGTAGTGAGCATTGATGTGCCGCACATCCACCTTACCATCCTTCATCGTATCATTGTCGCTGGAACCGTCAGACTCATAAATCCCAACTGTACGAGCGGAATGGTTGTGATCCATCTGGATCTCAAATTCCCAATTCTGACCGCCCTCGAACTTCTTTGTACGAGAGCCCCACATCTCACGGACTGCGACGTGATCGGTAAGATCAGTCTGCATGTCTATGAATGCACCGCGCTTTACGAGCTTGTTCTGAGTCAACAGAACTGCATCGTCAATATCTGTGAATGCCAATCCGGCCATGATCTCTACTCCTGGTTATGTTTTATTAAAAAACTTCCGATCCAAGTCGGCAGCGACATCCTCGAATACGTCAGAAGTCGGAGAGGTCTTTGTGCCGCCTGGCCTCGAAACGTGCTGTGTGCTCCGCTTCGCTACCTTGCCGGCCTTGGCTGTGTTAGCAGCTTCCGCTACAACATCGCCCAACGTTATTTGAAGTGCCTGGTTGAATACCGTCTCTGGCTCGATCACTTTGCCCGTAGACTCATAGCCTGCGGTCATAGCGTCGAACTGCTCTTTGAGCGCGACACGCTTATCAGGGCTTTTCGCAAACGCCTTTTCAAATGACTCTCCGAGTCCTTCGGTTTTTGAGTCGAACCACGATTGCTCGTTTTTCGTACCGCTAACCTTCAGACCGGAAATGACTTCCTGTTGCTGACCCACGATAGCTTTCAATGCCTTGAATGCCGCGACGACGTTCTCGTCGTAATCGGCAGGATCCAAGTCTGGTATCGAGGCCAACAGATCTTTCACCTCGGGTTCACCGGAATTATCATCCGAATCCCCGCTCTTATCATCTCCCTGCTTTATTTCTTCCAGTCTCTCACAAACATGCGTGAGCATGTCAGCATCCGGATACCGCTTGGCGTCCGCGATTTTGAGACCAGCTTTCGCTGCACGGTCCAGTAACTCATCGGAAATACCATCCTCGTCGGGTTTGGTATCCTTGTCGTCACCGGCGTCCTTGCCGTCCTCGGGGGCTTTGCCTCCCGAATCTACATCACCATACTGGTCTTTGGCTGGTGGCAAATCTATTTTCTTATCATCGCCCTTCGGTTCGGGCTCTTGGTGCTCGTTCTCTTTACGTTCCTTCTCGATATCCGTCATGGTAGCTTCTACGGCCGCATCGAGTTCGTCAGAAAGAGACTGTGATACCTTGGTATCAGCATCGGGAGTGGCTGCCGTTTTGTCTGCCGGCGTCACTACTTCAATCTTCTCTTTTTTATCTTCGGCCATAATATGCGTACTCCTGTGTGGTTTAGTTGTAACTAGCCCTATCATGCATGTGTCTTGCTTTCAAGACTTTTTTTCTGTGCGATGCGTTTCGCATAACCGGATCGCCGGCACTCGTAACTTCGGTAGGAACACCTTTACGGGCCAGGTGGTCGCGGAGCTGCCCTGCTTGGGAAGGATGGACGCCTGATGCAATGCATTCGAAGGGCCATCCCTTTAGAGGTATGACAGAGGATGCTTCCGCCTGATAATCACGTTTGGCAATACGACCTTTGATCTTTATGGTGCGCGGAGCCTGCCCTAACGGACACGTCAAAGTATCTGAGTCGCCCTTCTCGGTAACGTAGCAATATGTAGTCATCAGCTAACCTTCCTATCCAAAGTAGCCATTTCGGCCGGTTGTGCGCCGGCACCCATCAAAACCCTACTCAGCACATCATCCTTGCCGTGCCTCGTAGCCCCTGGCCGGTTCACTCGCTCATACGTTCTGGTAGTGTTTGACGGCATCAGAGCGGGATCGGCGTTGCCCTCGGGAGTGGGAGCGTTCTCATCCGTACCAGTAAACCTTACGATATCGTTGAGTTCCGGAATGTTACCGAGTCTGGAAATCAATGAGGTCAATTCCTCAAAATCAATACTGCCGCCCTGCTGTTGGATCAACGGGATAGAGGGGAAAATGTACCGCTCAAGAGCCTGCCCGATCTTCTGGAGCTTAGTCTGTGGGCTGTCGGCCTGCATCGAGTAGGCGTCTATCTCGAAGTTATAATCCAGCCAATCACCTTCCCGAGTTTCCTCGGACCATTCTTGGTTCACGAAGATAGTAGAACCCTTGACCGGCTTATCGACTGAACGTTTCCGCACTGGGTCGGTCCACTCGTACCATGCCAGCGACTTGAATATGCTGTTCACGAAGCCGAACGTCTGGCCCTGCATAAAGTTGACCCGAGCACTCGCGGCCTCGGTCAGTAGCTTGTCCTGCCCTACTGTGTCCGTCATAGGAGCCAAGCCGCCAAGTGTGTCGAGGTTGCCAGCGAAGTAAGCGAAATTGTCTTTGACCTGCAGGAAGAAAGCCAGTGTTGCAGGATCGATACCGCCAACGGTAATAGATTCTGGCTTCTGACCGTTATACTGGATCCCTTCTCCGTCCTTTGCCATCTGGAGCCGGTTCACGTCATCATCATTACCGCCCTGAAATGCTGCGACAGTTTTCTTGGCGTCAGCCTGGCGGCCGAGCTTCCGGAATAGGTTGTTACCCAGTTCGTGCAAGTCACGCCATAACGCAACCGGAGGGAGCGGGAGTAGGTTGCCAGGTACTTCGGAGAACCCGAGCATGTGATAAGGTCCGTCCTCTGGTCCGTCCCAGTTGACGATGTTGAAAATTTTGAAAGACTTGATACCATAGGTAAGCACCTTGCCATTGCGCGGCAGCCATACGTCACGAAGATGAACCTTCTCGCGATACAGTGAAGCACCCTCGTCAGAACTCACACTCTCCGCACGTTGCTCACCGGCGTCACCGTGAATCGTGTGCGGGTCTGGTTCAATGCTGCTACGCTTGCCGTCGTACAGATCCCGAGCATCTTCTATGTTGAGCCAGTAGTCGTCACCCTCGAACTGCATAGCCTCTCGAGTTGTCGCGCTCATATCGCAGAAGTAGTCATCGACACCAACCAAATCGGCAAAGGCCTGCCCGCAGTCGTGGCCCATAAACTCATGACCATAAGAACAGAGTCCGGTCTTTACCACTCCGAACGAGAACAGTGCTTCGATGACGGCCCGACGGAGAGTGTCACCGAGTTTGATCTCGGCAGGAATTTGGTTGATTGCGATCTCGGCCGCCTTGGCGTGAGGCTTGAGCGCTGGGATCTTGGTACTGATGAGAGCCTGCGGAGATTGCGCGGCCAACTGTTGAACATAGATAGTGATAGCAAGCTCGAGGAAGTTGGTAGGGACAACCTTATCGGTGCCACCCTCGGCATAATGACTACCAACATACTGACGGATGGCCTCAATGCGCTTATTGCGCGGAGTGCCAAGCTGCCGAACGGACCAGTCTACGGCCGTTCTAAGATCCTCAAAGTTAATACCTAAATCGCTCATCGAACTCCTGCATACACCTAAAGATGTATATTGTCCAGAATTACTTTACTCTTAGTGCAGATCCTTACAAGCCTCGAAATCTACGTTATGCTCCGGACACAGAGGATCGTGCACAACGGTCTCGTTGTTGTTACCGTTCACCGAGTTGTAGTTTTCGATGTTCGTAGGCTTGTACTCACAACCGACCAGTGCCAGGCTAATGCAGATGATAGCTATTGACTTCATACTGTCTCCTTAGAAGCTAAACGATAAACCGATATTCCACAAGGCTGGAGTCCAGCCTGCTACGATGTTTGTTTTGAGTATCCGCCTACGCCAGACCGGATCAGCCGTTGCGTGTGCGGCTAGGTAGGTGCCACAAAGCATCATGCCCTTGACGGCTACGAACTCCAC